CTAGAGTTTCTAGGGTTTGCTCAATAAGCACCCTAAAAGGTACTACGATCAAAGTCCGACGCTGCCTTTTTACAGCAGCGTCGTAGATTATTTGACACAAAAATACTGTTTTACCCCATCCACAAGGAGCAACGACTAAGGCTCTTTTGTAGATTTTTGGATTTAGAGCGTCATACAGTTCTCTTTTAAGAGCTTTTTGGTCATCTCTTAATTGAATTTGTGGTTTAGTCGGTACGAAAAGTGTTTGTGTTTGTAGTGTTAGTGTCATGTTTTTATTTCAGATTATATTTTGGTTTTAATAAAATCTATAGTCAATTGTAAGTGACTATTTTTTTTTCCTAGACGAGTCTATTTTAGACTGTATTTCATTTTCGATAAAATCTGAGATAGGTCTTATTATTTCCTTTGTTTCTGTGAGTAAAATATCCAAATGTTTACCATCTCCTTGTATTTTTTTCTTGTTTGATTTTATTTCAACCCAACTAAGATAAGGTACAGAATTATGCTCTAAAGCTAAACAAGCTTCTACTGTAACTATTAATTTTTTAGAATATTTATTTTGAAACTCAATCCACACTTCGTATTGACATTGGACTAGACATTGAGAAAACATATGCAGTGTTCCTTGTAGATAGGAAAATCCGTCTTCTGTCTTTATTTGCCATTCTGAGTAATTAGAATGGCTAAAAGTTTCTCTACAAAAAACCTCAATTTGTTTTAATGCTTCTGTTTTGTTCATTAGCGTTAATCCTCAGCTTTAATTGTTTTGATAAAACCTAAAATAGTTTCCATTATCTTTGTTGCTTCTGGAATCAAAATATTGAACTCTTCTTTGTTTCCGCTTGGATAAAGATTATATCTTGAGGTTTCATTGTTTCTGTCAAGACTGTAGTTCCAATGCAGGACAACCAAAGACCCGCCTAACGTACCTTCTATTGTGATTTTTTCAAAGCATTTGTTTATCAATTGATATTCAGTCGAAATTTCTCGACATTCAATCAAAACTTCATACTTTTTGTTTTTTATTAACTTACCATAAGTTTTGTAAAGATAATCTTCTTTAATTACTAAAGTTCCTATTAAACGAATACATTTGTCGTCTGCGACTGTATCCCACTCTGAGATGTCCACCGTATCGTATTCGGAGATACTCATCTGCTCAAAAGTTTTTTTAAAGAAATCTCTGATTTCTTTAAGTGACGCTTTTTTTAATAGTTCCATTGTTATTACCTCAAATACAAATAACTAAATCGCTGACACAAACATTGACAAATTCCTTGCAGTCGTATCGAGAATTATTGCAAGCTTGAATAATAGAGGTATTTTCTTCAACAGAAATAATCATTCCTGACCCTTTATAAAGAATACGATGACCAATGAAGTCGCTAGTTATCGGGTCATATATTGGCTTGTTTGTAATCGAATAAACTAGATGAGAAGTATCTATTCGGATACAATTTAATTTACCACGGTTTATTACTACTTTAAAATTATCGATAACTTCAATTACCTTAGCTGGATACGTTCCTTTAGGCGGAAGTCCTAACTCTTTGTTTGTCGCCATTGTTTTAACTCTTAGTAATGTTTTTACTCTTGAATCTCATCGAGAATGAAAGTGAAAATGTCTAGCATTACTTTTCGAGTTTCTCTGTATTTGTTATCAAAATAATCAGATTTTGGCTTTCTAATATAATCAAATGCTATTTGATTCTCATAAGAATAGTTATTGTCTCTATCGTCAGGGTTTATCCATAATTCAAACGCGCCTACATGATACGCTTCGCATGAAATACGCTTAAGCAGATTATCCAGAAAAACCTCTATTATTAATTCATTAGGAAAAAGTGAACACTGAATTATATTATTTTCAGAGTCAAGATTCCATCTTAAATTTGGATAACTTCTGTGACAGAATTCCAATATTTTCCCTGTTACTTGTTTTATGTCCATTTGTTACTCCTGTCTATTCTTGGATTTCGTCTTCAATAAAATTAAAGATTTCTCTCACTATTTTTCTGGCTTGTTTTACTACACTCCAGCTATCATCATTCCACTCGTCATGGGTTGCAATCATAAACTCTAACTCGCTATCCTTATTATGGTTTAGACTTACTTGAAAACTACCTGACCAGGGAAGTAAAGATTTTTCTTCTGATTGAGATATTAGAAGCAACCCTAGTATATAATCGTAAGTAGCTTCTTTTTCGTAAGAATAACGCTCTTGTTTTTCCTCTGAGCGAATTTCTAGTTCTAGTTTAAACAAAGAGCAAGAACCAAAAATAAAGTGAATATCCTTACAACCATCAATATCATTATAAGAGTAATTCCATACCCATTTTAAATCTGGGTATCTTCCCTCACAAAAATTAAATAACTTTTCCGCTATTTGCCATGTGTTCATTTGTTACTCCTGTTGGGTGAAATTATTAGGAAATACCTACTGTTTCTTCTACTACAATGCCACGATGCCCGTTGCGGCTTAAAGCGTCCAAGTAAGCCATTAGCCGGCTTTCGTGCATAGAAGCTTTAATCTTGCAAGGCTTATTTCTTCTATCTATTGTCCTAATTGTGTATTTCATTTTCTCCAATCCTTTAGGTGTCTTTTGCAGTGATCTAGGTGCGCTTTAAATCTTTTGGCAGACTCTTGCTCATCTGTCCCTCTGATAAGTCCTTTGTTTTTATCAATGTCATCCTGACTTGATAATTTAGCCCATGCTTTTTTAGTTTCTTTTGCCATGATTACACCTTTACTTTTTCAAATCCACGCTGTTCTAAAATTTTATTATACTCTTTGATTTTCGAGTATAAAACGTCACGTTTTTTGCGTACATTTTCCCCAGTTTCTTGCTTGGAAATTCGATATTGTTCTGCGTAAAAATCAGCGTAATAACTAATTTTAGCAGTGTCCATATTTGCAATAAGCCTCATGATTTTCTCCTTGATTCATTACTTAAATCTTACATTATTTTACTAGAATTGTCAAGAAATTTCTGTGAAATCTTCTTTTCTAAAACAGTAAAAATGTTCTCCTTTTGTGAGGTGATCGAGTGACTCAAAGTGATAGTAGATTCCCATAGCAGTCTTAACAATCCCCAGTGGTTTGCACCGGGGGAAAATACGTCCATAGGAATTGACACGATAAACCTTTTCAGGGTATCGAGAGGGAAGGTATTGTCCGATCATTAGGTATTTATATCCTGTAGATAACAGTTAGAGAATGGAATTGAAAAAGTGATCGCAGACCCATTTAAGGTAGTTTCTACCCTCAAAAGCCATTGATTGTCAAAAGTGTCAAAAGTTGCTTCTATAACTTTTCCGACCGCTCTTGGTGGGATAGTTCGCTCTCCTATCTCTACAGATGCAGCCGTTCGTATTAATACGGTTTCTTTTTCAAGATCAGGGAGGCTATCGATATGGACACCATCAGCCGATAACTCATCGACTGGCTCTGATTCAACTTCTACTATCTCAGTGTCAGAAACTGGTTCGGGTTTTGGTGTGGGAGTGGGAGCCTGGACAATTTCTTCTTTTATCTCTGATTGGTATTCTAGGGATTCATCCTCTATCTCAAAAGCTTCTAATTCTTTTGGCTCTTGATAGTGTAATACCATACCCCTTGATTTGATCTCTAGTCGTCCATAACCAGCTTGTTCCAACTGAGTAAGTAGGGTACGGGCGATAGATGTATTTACTTTTTCCCCATTAATTTTACGCCCGCCGAATTTTTGGGCAACGTCCCGAGGTTTAATTTGACCTGCGCTTTTAACGATCTCCCAGATTTCGGATAAAATTCCCTGTACTGGATTTTCGTCCTGAGACGTAACTCCTTGAATTGTCAGGAATTGACTGATATAGAAGTCGGTCATCTTAGCAGCTTTAATGGCTGTTTGCACAGGAATACTGTAAAGATTAGTATTGCCTGGATCAAATATCCAATTCAGAAGATGGATGCTTAATGTAAGCCTTAAAAAAGTCTTCATTTGCTTTCCTAGATAGGAAGCAAATGATGGATTAATCGCTCGATACTTCTTAATAAGTATCTCGTAATGGTACTTGATACCAAAGGCATAATTTTCTCCAATTTCGCTAAACCAGCAATTATAAGGATCGACAATCCCATTTTCATCAGCTTCTAGACTAATTCCACTGATTTGATTGACCAGTGTTTCGATACACTCATCGATAGAATTAGGGTCTTCTGGCGGCTTACCAGGACGAGGATCAAGGGGTTCGTGTAGCAAGAAAAGATACCGAGAAACTGCCCCATCGACATCATTAGATAAATCAAGATATTTCCTGAGTTTCTCGACTTGTATCCCACCTAATTTATTAAGTGTTTGCCCATCTAAATAGTATCGATTGTCTTTGTTTGCTCTATCGAAGGTGTTTCGGATAGGGCCATTCCAGTTGCTTAAATCTCTTTGCCGGTCATTACCTTTACCACCTGATCGGTACTGATTTAATCCTTCAAAAAATCCCGATAATTCGTCATATACGACTACCCCACCTTGCCAAGAAGGTTGCGAGGACATCGTTTTTAAG